TCGATATGTTGGAAGGTAAGGAACCTCGCTGGATACACCAAGCGATGACTTACGAAAAAGGGTCGGCGGGTTTGTCCCGCCTCTTGGTAAATGTTCCTCCAAACCATGCCAAGACCATGACCATCACGATTAACTACGTTACCTACCGCGTAGTTAAAAATCCCAACATCAATGTGATTGTTATTTCTAAAACCCAAGAGCAGGCTAAGAAGTTTCTTTATGCTATCAAGCAACGCCTGACTCATCCTCGGTATGCAGACCTACAAGCAGCCTTTGGTCCTACCGATGGGTATAAAGCTACCGCCGATATGTGGTCAGCTAACAAGATTTATCTGGGTGCGGATGTCCGCGAATCAGATGCTAAAGACCCTACCGTAGAAGCTATTGGTATGGGCGGTCAAGTATACGGAGCACGTGCTGACTTAATCGTACTTGACGACGTTGTTACGTTATCCAACTCAGCAGAGTGGGCGAAACAACAGGAGTGGATTCGCCAAGAAGTTGCCAGCCGTCTTCCACCAGGTGGAGGGCAGCTTCTTGTCGTCGGTACTCGCGTTTCGGCAGTTGACCTCTATAAAGAACTACGAAACCCACAACATTACACGGACGGAATCGTACCGTGGTCATACTTGTCCATGCCTGCCGTATTAGAATACGCAGACGACCCGAAGGATTGGAAAACCCTTTGGGCTAAATCAGAGCAACCTCTTGTCGAAGATGATATCCCAGATGAGAATGGAAACTTTGACCGATGGACAGGACCGCGTCTAACCGCGGTCCGTAATGAGGCTGGTCCATCCAAATGGTCTTTGGTTTACCAGAACCTCGATATAGCAGAGAATGCAATCTTCGACCCGATGTGCGTTAGAGGCGCAGTCAACGGAATGAGAAAATCGGGTGCGCTGGTTGCAGGCGCTGCTGGTCATCCAGATTCACCGCAGAACTTCTACCGAGTTATCGGTATTGACCCTGCTATGTCTGGTGATACCGCAGCAGTAGCTTATGCAGTCGACCGCAGAACACAAAAGCGCTATGTCATGGACGTTTACGTCATGAGCAGCCCCACACCTGCAGCGATTCGCTCTCTAATTCGAGAATGGACGGATGCTTACAAGCCTCATACTGTCATCGTTGAATCCAACGCATTTCAGCTTTTCCTAACCCAAGACGAGGAAATTAGAAACTTCCTCGCAACTCGCGGTATTGCATACCGCCCACACTACACAGGTAATAATAAACAAGACCCAGAGTTTGGTGTAGCTTCTCTGGCTCCGTTATTCGGAACCGTTACTAAACGTGATGGCAACAATAACAACTTAAAGCATGCTGACGATAACATGATTGAGTTACCAGACTCTTCACGAAACGAACATGTAAAGAAACTAATAGAGCAATTGGTTGTTTGGCAACCAGGGGTTCAAGGTAAGAAACTTAAGATGGACGCTGTAATGGCGCTCTGGTTCTGTGAGATTGTAGCCCGTGATGTTTTGTTAACATCTTCAGGTATACCAAATTTCTTGAAGAATGAATTTACCCCACAAAAAGCAATAGAGGACAGATACATAATTAACTTAGATGATTTAGCTGCCTCCCAGCGAATAGCGAGATTGTAATAATGAGAGAACTTGTACAAGCATACGAGCAAATAAAGACTCGTAATTCCGAGCGCGATAAACGCATGCGCGAGGTTGCATTGGTCCGTTCTGGAAATGCCGACCAAGTATTTAGAGGATTGTTTCCTGAAGGAAACTGGTCCAAGCCTATCATTGCCAACCTCATTGATGTTGTTGCTCGTGATGTTTCTGAACAGGCAGGTGTGCTACCTACCATAACAGCTGCTGGAGATTCATCTCTTGATGATAACCAGCGTACCAAATCTGATAAAAGAACTAAGATTGCTAACTACTATGTAGCAGCATCCAAACTTGGTATAGAGCTTCTGCGTGGCGCAGACCAGTTAGGCACTTACGGATTCTGCATACTTAGAGTAGAACCTAACTTCAAAGAAAGAAGACCACACATCCATGTCGAGAATTCCATGGGTGCATATTATGACGTAGATAGATTCGGAGAAGTATCTGTTTATTGTCGTGCTTACTATCGCAAAGCTGGTGACTTAGCAGCTAAGTTCCCAGAAGTAGCAGATAAGATTTTAATTAGCAGCGCATTTGGTAATCGTGCAGATTCCAACCAACTTATCGAAGTAGTTAGATGGACTGATAAGAAGCGCACTGTAATGTTTATTCCAGAACGCGGAGGTCTTGTACTTGCCGAAACACCAAACAAAATCGGTAGAGTCCCGATTGCGATTGCTCAGCGTCCTTCGCTTGATGGCGAAACAAGAGGCGCATTCGACGATGTTCTGCCAGTGTACGCAGCGAAAGCCCGCCTTGCGTTGCTCACTATGGAGGCTGTTCAAAAGTCTGTTGAAGCTCCTCTTGCTCTTCCCAATGATGTTACTCAGCTTTCCATTGGTCCTGATTCGGTTATTCGTTCGAACAGTCCTGAGAAAATACGTCGTGTAAACCTAGACGTACCGCAATTTGCATTTGCTGAAAACAATGTTTTAGCAGATGAAATGAGATTAGCAACCCGCTTCCCACAATCACGTGTTGGTGAAGCAGAAGGTTCTATCGTTACTGGTCAAGGTGTTAAAGCACTTATGGCTGGATTTGATTCACAAATTAAAGTTGTTCAATCAATCCTTGGTGAAGCAATCGGCGAAGCAATATCCATTGCATTCGCTACAGATGAAACATACTTTACTGATGTTACTCGTGAAGTATCTGCAACAGCCAATGGCGTTCCATACAAATTAAAATACAAACCATCAAACGACATCAACGGAAACTATGGAGTAACAGTTGAATACGGTTTGATGGCAGGTCTTGACCCTAACCGTGCATTGGTATGGGGTCTACAAGCACGAGGCGACAAGCTAATCTCTCGCGGGATGCTACGTCGCAACTTACCGATTTCGCTCAATGCTGGAGAAGAAGAGCGAGCAATCGACATTGAAGAGATGCGTGATTCACTTAAGTCATCTATCTCACAACTTGCTCAAGCAATACCAATGATGGTAACGCAAGGACAAGACCCAATGTCAGTTGTTGAGAAAATGGCAACCGTTATTGATGAACGTAAAAAAGGCACACCGCTAGAAGATGCAGTTGCTAAAGCGTTTAAGCCAAAACCAGCACCACAAACACCTGAAGCTCCAGAGATGGGGCAACCAGAAGAGCCTATGGGTATGGGTGGCGAGATGCCACCAATGCAGCAAGGCAGACCAGCAATGCAAGAACTGCTAGCAGGTCTTACTGGTGGAGGAAATCCAAATCTAGCAGCGAGAGTCACTCGCCAAATACCAGCATAATAAGGAGAAACAATGTTCGGAAGACAAGGAAAAGCAGCTAAAGCTCCAGTTCACCCAGGACACCAAGGCAAGAAGAATGGTGGCAAGGGAGTAGGACTAGGACAGGTCGCTAAAGCCCCAACACCTAAAGGTATCAAGGGCAACAACACAAAGCTTAAGTAAGGATAACCATGGCGAAAAAAAAGTATCCCAGGAAATTTCGCCAAGCTAGAGCAGCAGCAAAACCCGCTGCCAAAGCAGCGTTTCCTGGCAAAGTAAAAGCCAAAGTAAAAGACCCTACGGTCAAGTATTCTGCTGACGACGCTAAAATTCTTAGAGAGATTAAGGATGAAGCTAAGAGAGGTTATATTACCGATGATAAAGGTAATAAAGTTTACTCTAAGCCTACCGAAACAGCTAAAGAACGTATTGCTCGTGAACGTGCAGAAGCTATGCGTAAGTTCCGTGAGGATATTGCAGATGAAGATGGCAAGAAACCAAAGAAGAAACTTGCTGCAAAGAAAACTCCAGACAAAAAGCCTGAAGTAAAAAAGCCAACAGTTAAAGCTGCTACCGTGGTAGAAACAAAGCCTGGTAAAAAGCAAACTCGTGCTGAGAAGTCTGCTGCTAATAAGGCTAAGTGGGCAAAGATGACACCTGCAGAACGCAAAGCTTGGT